AATGGTGCCGCTCGCGAGCTCCATTTCCATCGAGACAAAGTCGAGGCTATCGGCAATCTCTTGTAGAAATTCCTGATCGCCGCGATCGTCGTTGATCTCCACCTGGAGCCCGTCGATCGCCCAGGGAACCCGGGTCATGATCTTGCGCGCGGTCGCGTCGCCGTTGGCTTGCACCTCGTTCTCGAAGCCACCGAGCTTTTTGTTTGCCTCGGCATCCGAGGCGACTGGGAAAATCCGCCCACGGATCGTGAGCGATTGGATGGATCCACCTACTGCGGGCATGGCTGCTGCTCCTTATGAAACTTGCGGGATTTGACGGACCGGGGGCGCGAGGCTCAGGCGGCGACGGCCGAGCCGAAGAAGAAACCAAAGTTCAGATCGATCGAGATGATGTTGGTATTTCCCGAGAGCTGCACCGTCGTGCTCAAGTCGAGGCGCTTGGGGTTCGTCGCATTGATGTTCGCGGTGGTCGCGGCTTTCGCGGCAGCGGGATCGCTGATGATCGCCTCGAGCGCGAGCCCGTCGATGATGCGAAACAGCGCCGACTTGGCCGAGCTCGGGCGGCGCGCGTTCGGGTTGACCGTGGGCTGACCGTCGGGGATCAGCGGCGCGCCATCCCATTCGGGTTGCGCGAATTCGAGGTCGATGTTGTAGATGATCGTCATGATCTTCATGATGTCGACCACGTAGCGATACGCGGGCGGAACCTCGCCGTCCGGGTGGTACATCGTGACGATGTCACTGAGGCAAACGACGCCGTTTTTGACCTCGATCGTCGAGCACCCCGCTTTCACCGCCGCGTCTCGCGTCGCGTAATCCCACTGGAGCGAGGCGGCGCCGGGGATCAGCGTCGTTACCTTGCGGCTGCCGTAGTCCGTCGGCGGATTGTCGTCCGCGACCTTGGCGATCTCGCGCGCCTGCGCGGCCGCGATTTGAACGGGCAAGTGCACCGAGCCCGGCGAGACGACCTGCACATTGATGCGGTCCGTCTTGCGCGCTGCGGTCGTTGCCGTCGCGGTCGCAAACGTGGATTCATCGTTGCCGCAAATCGCCACGAACGGGCGGCGCACTTGCTGATCCCATCGCGCCTCGCCCTTGGTTTGGATCGCGCCGAGCACGGTGGTATTGGTGCCGTGGAACGAGTTGACAAGGATCGTGATCCATTCGGGCCCGATGCCGGCGAGGGCCGTCGTCACCGATGGATCGGTCGCGCCCGTCGCGGGGTTCACGATCGTAAACAGCGCGCCGGCGGAAACCCCGAGGGAGTCGAGGACCTCCACTTTCAATTCGTTGCCGGTCGCGCCCTTCCATTTGGCGGTGAGCGTGCACGCGGTGCCGGGCCCGGTATTGGTTGCGATCACCGGCAGCGAGAGGACGGCATTGACCGCAGCGACGAGCGCGGCGACCTGCGTCGCGACGGTATCGGCGGCCGTGACCGTGAAAGGCGCGCTCAGGATGCCGGCGATCCGTACGACGTAGTTCGCGGTCGCGGCCGCGGCGCCGGCGGGCGTGATCGTGCCCACCGCGGCGACGCCGGCGCCGTCGTCATTGAGCGGCAGGACCCAAACGGGAATGCTGCCGACGCCGCCCCCGGTGGGCGGCAGCAGCTCCAGCATGCCGAGGTGGATCGGCGAGCCGAAGCCATAGACCGAGGCGGCCTCGGCGGCGCTGAGCACGCGCCGAGCGAGCAGCGAGTAGCCGACCGAGGCGCTGTTACCCTGCGCGAGCAGGGCGATTTGCTGCGGCAACGACTGCGCGGCGCCGCCCCTGAGATCCTTGAAAAAAGTGTCGATGCCGAGGACGCGAGCGACGGCCGATGCGGTTACGGACATGGGTGGGGTTTCCTATGGGGTGGGGTTTGGATATTCCGCGCGGAGGAGCAGCGCGCCCGTCCCGCTCCGGAGAACTTCAAGCATGAGGGTCTCGAGCACCTCGCCGACGTACTGCGGCGAGAACTCATTGAAATGCACCTGGAGCGCGAGGCGCCCGGCGACGATCCGTTGCGCGGCTTTGTTGCCGTCGATCTGCGGCTGAAACATGCTGATCGTTTGCGGGAATCTCTTCCAGACCAGCCCGCGCAGGCCGAGGTACGTGTAGACACCTGCCATCAGGATGTTCCGCGCGAGCCTCACCGCGCGCTGTGCTTCGCGCGCCGCCATCTCATCGGCGGGCAAGTGCCCCGTCGCGCCGTCGTCTTTGCTCACCGCGTAGCCGTAGCAATCGATATTGAAAACCGTCTCAGACTTTTGCCGCTCAACGACGTTGCTCGTCGCGGCATCAAACGTCGAGCTATCCCACCAGACGTTGATCAGCGACTGCGGGGCGGTCGACGTCGTTGCGAGGAATTGCCCCCACGGGTTGCTCCGCTCGATGAATACCGCCGGTCGCGGTTCTCCCGCGAGCAGCGCTTGGTTCGCGAGCTCGACGGCGAGGATCGCCGCGATCTGATCGCGGATGATCTCGACGTTGTCTACCTTGGTGATCAGCTCAGGGATCAGCGCTGGCATACTTCTCGAGGATGAGCACCACGACGCCGGCGGCCGCGTCGGGCATCACATCGGAAACTTTCCACGTCGCGATCACGCCCTCGCTATCGGCAAAGGTCGCGAGCCACGGTTTGCGGTTGCTCTCGGCGACGCCCTCGGGCAGCGAGGGCAGCGACGCCCGCGCGACGGTAAACGACGCCCGTTGCCCAGCCACCGCTTGACCCGTGTCCGGATCGATGGTCTGGGCAACGTCCGTCGTGAACCCGAGCAGCGCCGTGACCGCGCCGAGCGGCGAGGTCAAGGTCACGGGCCACGCGAACCCCGAGGCGTCCTCGAGGATCGCGCGCGCGTCGAGCTTGGCTTGCTCTCGTAAGCCCATCTCAGAACGCGGTGATGCAACCGAAGGTGTCGATCGCCGTCGGAATGGTGAGCGGGCGCGTGCCCGCCGATACCATCACGCGCTTGCCGTCCGGGGTTACCCATGCGTTCGTGGTGAGATCGAGGCCTGCGCCCGAGCTCGAAATGCGGGGCGGCAGGAACGGCAACGCCCGCTGATCCGGCGCCACGATCATCGGGATCGCGCCGTAGGTGAGATCGAGCCGGCCGTCGCCCAGCATGATCACCTTGCTGTCACCCACGAACGGAGTGAAGGCCGCGGTTTGCGGGTGCATATAGAACCCGTCGTACGTCCACATTTCAAAGCGGTAGTGGCCGGCCCACACCCATCCTTGAAACGTCGCGCCCGCGCCGCGCGCCTGCGGAGCGGCCTCGATGAGCTGCCCGCGGGTTTGCAGCAGCCGGGCCGCTACCTTGGTATTCGCGAGGAATCGCGCGTACGCTCCGAGCCCAAAGATCAGTTTGTTCGGCTCGCGCTTGCCGTCGCGCCGGATGATCGTCGCGAGCGACTCGATGTTCGCCAACGGATCGCCCGTCGATCCGTCCGCGGCCCATGCCGTCGGCGTGGTGAAGTGCGTCGACTTCGGGGAGAAATTGATCGTGTAGACCACGACTCCCGCTTTGTTGATCAGCGAGAGCGATCCGGTTTGCAGAACTTGCGAGGCCTGGAGCTCGATCGCGCGACGGATCTTGCTCTCGAGCTTGCGGAAGATCGCGAAACTCTGCTGCACCGCGTTCGCGGCGTAGTTCGGATTTTGAAAGGGGTTCTGCCCCGGCTGCCGCTGGATCATGTCAAACGACGTGACCGATCCCTCCTCATCGTAGATCGGCGGCTTCAGGCGCTTGTTGGTGTACAACGAATTTTCGTTGTGATTCGGGGGCAGGCTGAGATCGTTGATGACGATCGCGACCTCCTCGGTGTCGCGCTGAATGTCGATCTCGATATCCTCGGTGGTGTGGAAGTTTTGAGGCGGCGATCGAAAGAAGCCCGAGAGGAACGGCGGTGTAGACGCATCCTCCAGGTACATGTCGATCAGTGCAATGGTTGACTTGTCGCTCATTGGGGTTAGCTCAGTGCGTAGGGGTGGGGTGGGGGCGTGGTGAGGCGCTGAGCGCGATCAGGCCTGCGGGTTGTCGATCTTGGCGAGTTGCGTGCCGTCGACCGGGATAATCGGACGATTGAGCAACGCATGGATCTGATCGGCGGTCGCCGCGGTGGGCGGCGCGCCGTGCACCTTGAGTAGCCGCTGATTGACCTTGCCGGCTGACAGCACGGTCACCGCGCCGTCACTCGATGCGGCGACCGTCACCGGATAGGTGAGCACGTATTCAGGCGCGCCGAGATCATGTTGTAGCGAGAACCGGAACGACTGCGATCCTGGATTGATGTTGCCCGCGGTGACGTTGGCAACGCGCACTTGCACCGTGCCGGCGACGAGCACGCGGCCTTGCGGCAGCGACAGACCGACGGGCCACGTTCCGAGCGGCTCGATCGAGACGATGTCGCCGACGAGGGCGCCGGGCACGACCACCGCCTGATCGATGGCCTCGAGCGTGGGCACGTCGGCGAAGTCGACCGTGACCTCGACGATCGTGTCGACCGCCGACGCGACGAACGGGACGAGCTTGCCGGTCGCGGCGCTGCGCGTGAGCAAGGTTCCC